TTTCAACATCTAGAGCATACAGATGCAAATCTCCAGTATCTAAACAAACAACAGATGTAAATGTTCCATTTGATGATATCTTTTGATCAGATATTTTTTCTATACAGTCAATCTCTCCTTCAATACCAAACTCTTCATGCAATACCTGTCTAATACCATACTCCATACTTCTGGTATCAGGTATGTTTTTTACGTTAATGTATTCAGGAAACTTATAACTGTTTCTAACATTCAATAGTTGACTTGCCATTAGAAGTAATTAAAATTGATGTTAGCTCTGTACTGTTGATCTGTGCATGTCGTACTATGATGCATTTTTCTAGCATCAAATTTTAACAGACGATTTTCAATACTCTCAACCTTTGTTCCATCCTCAAAGATTGTATATCCATCATTTGTATTGAGATAGAGAATAGCAGCTTTATGTTCAAAATCATAATCATAATGATCATGGTAATGATATAGAGTATCTGTTCTAGGATATAAATTTACTTTTACACGCATCAATGCTTTTGCTCCAAACATGAATAGAATAGGAACAATACATTGATCAAAGTGGTTACTGTTTGCTCTGTGATCATGATGCATAAGGTGAGTAAAATATGGATGTTTTTCTACTCCATGACCAGATACATCAGTATTTAAAAACCATGGTGTGTTCTGAGATAATAGAATTGTTTCTTGAACAACTTTAAACAAATCAGGTGCTAAGTAATTGTCAATAATTTCCATTTTAAATTTCTAAGAAGTCTTTGTTTAGTGGCATTGTGGTATCAAGTCCATACCACATAGAGAGAGTATATCTATCTCTCTTGATTACATTTGATACACCGTGACGAAATTCCATTCCATCAAAGTAAACTGTTCTTCCAGAAAGAGGTTGAACATCTACTCCTTCAATAACAGTGTGACCACCAATGTAGTTGTCATTCAGATAAGTTATTGAAGCTCCTGTTGTGGTTTTCCTTGTTCTATCTTTATGAAATACTTTACAAGCACCACATGGATACTTTACAATTTCAACATTCTGTAGAACAGAAAACTCTTTGTTAGTTACCTTACTCTTTACATCCTTTGCAAGATTAAGGATATCATAGTATGTCTCTGGTAGATTGTATTTACCAATCCCACCTTTATCCATACTGAGAACTCTAGTCTCATCCCATGTATATGTTTTTAGGATATTGTCTTTGAAAAAATCAATTATCCTATCTACAAAATCATCACTGAGATTAATGTGTGAAATATGGATCATCTGAATGGTGCTCCAATACTCCAACTAACAAGAGAATATCTAGTTCCCTCTGTAACTTCACGAACTCTGTGATATACAAATGCAGGAAATACAATTAAGGTTCCTCTAGAAGATAACTCCTCAGCAATCTTGGTTTCTTTCATGTTGTAATGAAATTCAAGCTCACCTCCTGTGAATTCACTTGAGTCATTTAGTAGCAATGTTGTGGAAAGTTTTCTATACTTTCCTCTCATATTTACATTAGTATCATCCTCTGGATAAACATAATGATGTTGATCTGGATGCCAGTCATAATATTGACCAGTGCCATATTTTGTAAACTGCAACATCTCTGTCCAGTCCCAATCATAATTCCATCCTGCAGATGAATTAGCAGCATCAATATATTTTTTTAGAATATTATAAATCCAAGGTTCATCTATCCATGAGACGTGAGAGTTCCTTGTTTTAAATAAATCTTCTTTATCTTCTTCCTCTACCTTTCTTTTGTTATTTCTATTGATATCACCTAATTCAAAGTTCTCCTGCATACCCATTTTAATAATACGGTCGCATTGTTCTGGAGAAAATGCATTTTTAAACCACCAATAATTATTATAAAGATTCATCAGGCTCCATTATATTGAGTGTAATCAAAGTTAGGTATCTTATAAGTATACCATCCCGTCGTAATATATTTAGTCTCGGTCTTGGAAGGCACACCACGATGAACATGAGTCCAATCCACTGGCCACATGACTGTCAATCCTTTCCTTGGTTGTATTTTTATCTGTTGGTGAAACCACTCAGTCTCTCCACCATTGGTTACTGTGTTTAGGTATGTCATAAACACAAGATGCCTAGTTCCAACTAGATCAGACATGGTGGACTTCTCTGTATGCCATCCAAAAAAACCCTCACTAGGATTATATTTTTGAATATTAAAATTAGTATTCAATCCCCATACATCTTGGTTAGTAGAGCACCATGGATATTTGAGAGTATATTCTTTGCACACATCAGTTAACTCTCCAAGATAATCCTGAATTCTGTTATCAGGATTTCTAGGAATGACAGTAACGTCAGTTGATATTTTAAAATCTTCATTTACACCTTGACCAATAGCGCCAGGTTTTTTATCAGCTGATTCCTCAAAGAAAGAAATCAAACCATCACAGACATCCTCACTTATATACCATCCAGCAATAAAATTTGGTGATTGTTGTGGAACATTGAACTCAATCATAATGACATATTAAAAGAGATAGCAATCTTTTCCTTACAGTCTTGTTTCTCTGTACCATGCATTATATCACTTGTAAACAATAAAAGCGAGCCAGGTAAACAAGAATATTCACAATGTTGATGATTTCTATCATTCCACTCATCTGGATCAGGAAGCATTGTGGGTGTATTGAAAAATTTTATTTTTTCATGGATACCACATTTTACATAATAAACTCCTGCTATCACAGAACCGCCATGGTTATGTGGAAAAAGATAATCGCCAGGATAACTAATGTTTGCCCAACAATTTTGAATATGTAATGACTTTCTTCTTTTGTAACCTAGAGCATCTAGATACAAATTTGCATGTTTATAAAATTCTTCTACCAGACCATCTAGTTCTGCTACATCAAAAATGTTTTTCTCTAACCTATGTGTAGAGTCTACATTCTTTAATCTTTCGCGACAAGTTCCAATACTAGAAAAGGCACCTTTGATTTGTTTCTCATAGATGCCTAATTTATTACTTAAAATGTTTGGTTGAAAATAAATCGCTTTTGGAAACCATAATGAAATCATATTGTTGTTTAATAATTTGGTTGAACCCACATATGTTGTTGAGGATCAAACTGATATTGTACATTCTTTTGCTCAAAAGCTAGCACTTGTTTATATGTTTTCTTTCCTTCATCCCAAACCCAACCCTTAGGATTTCTTTGTGCGTTTACAGTGTAATCTGACTCATCTTTATATGGAAGTGGCACACCTCCATTATCATTAACCTGATTAGATTGATATGGACACTCCCAGTGACATGCCTTTTCATCTAAGATAACATGAGTTGCATTATGTCTTGGTGGAATAAAAGCATCTCTTACGTAATCATATTTACCACCAATAGCAGCATAATTTTTTCTTAAGCAAGGTTTACCATCAAAGATTGGTTCTACAGCATCACCGTAACTAGCTGGTGCAGGTTGAAATCTATGACGACCTTTAACTGCATTATATGATGTTTGTTTCCAATCCCATTGAGGTGCTCCGCCAAACAGATCAGAAAGAAACTTAACTCCTCTCTGTTCTATTTCTTCACCATCTTCATTCTTAAGAATGTCATCGTCAACTACAACGACATCTACAACAGTTCCTACTCTATCTATTTTTGCGAAATGTGCCATGATTTTATTGGAATTTATACTTGACAATTACAATACCGCCACCACCATTACCACCTTTAGGTTCTGGATAGTTACGAGGATCTTGGTCAGCAGCACCACCGCCACCTCCTCCAAGACCACCTGTGCCAGGATTACCGTTAGCAGTAGGAGATAGAGCACCTACTCCACCACCACCAGATCCACCATTAGGGTTATGAGGACCGCCAGGATAGTTTGCACCACCACCGCCTCCTCCATATGTTACAGGAGAACCAGAGATAGCAGATGTAAATCCGTTACCACCTCTTGCAGGTCCTGAGTTAGGTCTGTTGTAACCATTCTGTCCTGCTTCACCAGCACCGCCACCACCACCAGAAGTACCATTCTGTTGGTTAGCACCATATCCACCAGGAAATCCTTGACCTGATGTGCCAGGTCCGCCAGGTCCTTCACCTGCTCCGTCAGTACCATTACCGCCACCAGAACCACCTGATTGACCAGGTTTATCCTGTTGACCTCCTCCACCGCCACCAATAGCGGTTTGTGTTCCTAGTGAACTATTTCCACCAGGTGATCCAGCAGAGTTACCAGTTCCTCCAGTTCCTCCACCACCAATAGAGACTGACATAGAACCAACGGATACAGCATAATTGTAACCTTCAGTTCTTAAGACGCCACCAGCTCCACCGCCACCGCCAGATCCAAAGTTATTAAAATCTCCTGAGGCAAATCCTCCACCACCACCGCCACCTGCGACGATAAGGTAGTCAACTGTATTACCAAATGGTTGAGTAGAGTCTCCAACTTCTGTAATAACAAAAGAAGATGCACTGTTGAAAGTATGAATACGGAAGTCACCGTCATTCTGGATTGCACCTCCAGAAGCTACGATAAATCCGCCACCAGCACCAACAGCAGCTTTCCATTCTGTACCGTCATATACTTCAATACCACCCTGCTCAGAGTTGTAAATCATCATACCAGCAGTTGCTGACAATGCATCCCTTTGAGCATCACTGTAAGATGGTAAATTTAATGTCCCTGTAATGTTAAGGGTTCCAGCATTTAATGTAGACATAACTGATCAGAACTTTCCTCCACTGTATTTATTAAACATCGGCTACACCACTAGTAGGATACGATCTTCCTTCTCCCCAGATAATTCTAACAGCACCTCTACCGCCAGAACATCCATTGGAGAATGTGTCATCCTCAACACCAGCACCACCACCGCCAGGTATACCACCAACAGTAGACTGTGGATTTTGTGTACTAGAGTCAGGAGAACCAGTTACGCTACCAGAGCTACCAAATGATCCACTACTACCCTGTCCATAGACTCCAGTTCCTCCACCAGAACCTTCAGTGCCAGGAGGTTGACTGTTAATATTTCTACCACCAGCACCACCACCGCCAGAGCCGTTACCTCCGCCACCTTGTGTACCTGCACCAATACCACCATTTCCTGAATATCCACCTGCTCCACCGCCACCAGCACCAGCACCGTTCCACTGAGAACGACCTCCTTGTCCTCCTTGACCACCACCATTTCTTTTGGTACCAGCGGAACTTCCACCTGTACCACCATCAATTTGTGAACTAGTATTACTTACTCCACCGTTACCACCGCCACCACGTAGTAAATCGGTTCCTCCTCTTGAAATCTTAGAATCTCCACCAGATGCAGCAGCTCCTGTTGAACTAGGTGAACCACCAGAACCACCTGCACCAACAGTAACAGTCAATGATTCTCCTGATGTTACTGGGAATGTTCCATATGAGAGACCACCGCCTCCACCACCAGATGAACCAGGTCCTGAGGTACCATTGTTACCTCCTCCACCTCCGCCACCGCCAACGCATACGGCAGAGATTTGTGTTACTCCTGATGGAACGTCAAAGGTATAAGAACCAGGTGAACTGTAATATGCTTGACCAGGTTCTGCAATACCACCTGTACCTACAGAAACTTGCCAAGCTTCTCCGTCCCACACTTGCACGCTAGGATCTTCATTGTTATAGATCATCATCCCAATTGTAGGTGTCAGAGCATCCCTTTGAGAATTATTGTAGGATGGTAACTGCAGTGTTCCTGTAATGTTAAGGGTTCCAGCATTTAATGTAGACATAGTTTTTTACTGCCTCTGTGTTTCTTGCCAAATGAGGTATCCATCATTATTGGGAGCATATACATAGATTTTTTTAGATTCAGGTTCCCAACAGATAGCTCCTTCCTCTGCTCTTGGCATGTCACCAATACCATGAATAGGTAGGTCTACCGAAATACTTGGATTGGCAGTAGTAACTGTCAATTTTCCATCTATAAAAGCCATGGTAAAATTCTCCGTTAGTGTTATTTATAGTATATTCCAGACACCGCCAGATGAGATGGTGACTGTGTATCCGCTCGCAATAGAGACAGGACCGTATGATGCAGCGTTGTCCGCACCACCGATTGTGAGGTTCTGAGAAATACTATTTCTGTTTCTCTTAACAATACCGTAAGTATCTAGGTATTGTGCGTCTCCGTTGACACGGGTGATGCCTCTAATGTTTGCATCTCCATCCACATCCAATGTATATTGAGGATCTGTCTTATTGATACCAACTTTAGATAGTCTGTAGATGTCAGATCCGTTAGAAGCTTCTGTCCATCTAGAAGTTACAAACTCTGCATTGTTCTGGAAGAGTTGACCATTGAAGTTAACATCACCTTGAACGTTAAGTTTATATTGTCTAACAGTGCTTGTTGATGGATCAGTTCCAGAATGCTGTGTTGTATTAATTGCAACAGCGTTTGTATCTCCCTTAATTTGTAATGCAGGAGTTGAATTCCAATCATTGTTACCATTGCTATTAGAAGCTTGGATGGAGAAGATGTGATTAGCAATTAACTGGTTACCAATTCTGAAGTTTCTGTAGTTTGCAGCACCAAAGAATTCAATTGGAGCACCTGAGTTATCATTACCATTATCAATATAGAGTGTGCCACGGACACGACCAGAACCTGCAACATCTAATGGATATGATGGAGTATCTGTTTGAATACCAATTCTGTTGGTGACAGATAAAGTACCAGGTGAAGCAGCAGAACCAACCTTGAATAGCAAGCTAGCTTCCGAACTATCCATAATGAAGTAGTTGGCGAAGCTGGTTCCAGAAACAGTTCCATCAGAATGGAAGTATTGGAAGTAACCTTTCTGTGCAAATGAACCAGCAGAATAATCACTAAATGTAATCTCAGCACCAGCAGCATTTGTTGATGAATAGATGCCAAGACCAAGATCACCACGAACATCTAAGTTGTATGCAGGAGATGAACCAGCATTAATACCAACTCTGTCTGC